AACATAGAACAGGCGGCAGCCTTTGAAGAAAGCAGTAAAAATAAAGCCCCTTGGGTTTGGTCGCACCCTTACTATGATGACATTTTAGGGCATCCAGTTAGCTTAAATTTTGACAACACAAAAGAGAATGTTACAAAAATCACGGGTACATTTCTTGAAACGATTAGCGATGTATATCCGCGATCAAACGTTAATCCTAAAGACAAAGTAAAGGGGCAGTTCAACGACACAGCCGATGCGCTTGCTGATGACTTTGCTACCAACGTGCCTGAACCTGACACCACCGTAAAGGATAACATGACCAAAAATAACGATGACCTGTACAACGCAGCGAAAAGTTCAGCCACAAACAGCGAGGATGCGGAAGCATTTAGAAAAGCATTTAGTGAAGCAAACAGCGCAATACTGACAGCCACAACCGCACCACTAGCAGCCATACGAAAAGCAAATGACGTGATAGGCTATCCAGCAGATCTACAAGCCACAGCGCAAGCTCGGATAGGGATATTAAAACAGAACTATGATATGTTGGTAACGGGGCTGCAAACGTTGACAGAGCGCAATCAAAAATATGTCTTTGAATCCAACGCATCAATAATTTTAGCGGCTATGAGTTTAGCTGCCAGCACACCGCAAGAAGGAGACTACGAAAAAAGGACGGATGTTCTAAGTGTCGCCGCAACAATCAATGACACGTACAGCGATTTACTACTTCAACTTGACGCACTTCAAACTGACCGAGGGGATTTAGAAGATAGCTATGTGCCTGGAGCAGCTGGATTAAGAAACCTCAGTGCGCTTTACAATTTTAGCATTGCGAACCTATTAAACATTGCGCTTGGTAGCGCACAGGAAAGAACGCTTGTTTTAACTGCTGATGATGACGTGATAAATCTTACTCATAGGTTTTACGGATTAGACCCACAGGACATTAACCTTAATCGGTTTATCGAACAAAACGAAATCAGCATTAATCAGATGCTAGAGTTAAAAGTTGGCACTCAAATAACCTACGTTGTATGATTCTTGAAATAGACGATAGGATTAGGTCAACAAAGGTAGAGGGGTTTAACAATACCCAAATGAAGCTGAAATATGACAGCGTAGGCAGCACGTTTTCATTTGACTTTTATTTTGACCCACAGGACCAGTCGTTAATTGATTTAGCTTGCATAGGACACTATCACATTGCCAGACTAAAGGATGATGATGGGACGCTGCTATTAACGGGAAATATTTTAAGCCAAAGTTTCAAAAGCAGCTCGACAAGACAAATGGCAAAATTTGCTGGGTACTCCTTACCTGGAATCTTAGAAGATTGCAACATCCCACCAAATCTTTACCCGTTGCAAAGCGATGGCCTTACCCTTCGCGAAATAACGAACAAGCTGATAGCACCGTTTGAATTTGGATTACAAGTAGATAGTGATGTAGCTAGTTTAGTCGATAGTGTATTTGACACCTCGACAGCGAATGAAAGCCAAAGCATTAAAAGCTATTTGACAGAATTAGCCAGCCAAAAAAACATTATTTTAACGCACACAGTTGAAGGAAATCTCCTTTACACACGAGCTAAAGTTGACAAATTGCCGATAGTTACCCTTGATAATTCCGCTGGCGTTGTCGATATGAGTTTCAATTTTAACGGTCAGGCAATGCACTCCGACATAACGGTTATGAAGCAAGCAAATATTGATGGAGGCAACGCAGGACAATCCACAGTAAAAAACCCGTATGTACCTTTTGTTTTTCGACCAAAGACAATTATTCAAACAAGTGGTAGTGATGTCGATACCGACCTTGCCGCAAGAAATGCACTGAATCAAGAACTAAAAAACCTTACCTTAGTAATTAACTTGGATCGAATCAAGTTAGATGGAAAGGTTGTGCAACCAAACCAAATAATTGAGGTTAAGAATCCAGAGATTTACATATTTGAAAAAACAAAATGGTTTATTGAATCGGTGGAAATGAAAGACAACGGAAAGAGCGAGACAGCAAAGTTGACCTGCGTAATTCCAGAGATATACAATAATCAAACACCCGACTATTTGTTTAGCGGAATAAACTTGCATTAATGTTACAAGCGACTAAAGTAATTTCAACGGCAATAAAAGAGGGTAAGCGTCTTATTAAAATACTTCGCTTTGGGCGTGATGACGTTCAGGACATCCGCGAATCTATGCCTTTTGGATTTGATGGCAACCCGACAAAAGACTTGGTAGCATTGTACGGATCGACAACTGAAAAAGGCAAGCCAGTAATAATAGGTTACATTAATAAAAACCAAATAGCCGACATTGGAGAAAGCCGTATGTATTCGACAAATGCAGATGGTGCGGAACAATTTTACCTACATTTAAAAAATGACGGCACGGCAGAATTTGGCGGTAATGCTGATTTTTTAGCTAGGTTTAATGAGCTGAAAAGTGGCTTTGATGAGCTGAAATCTGACTTTAACAGCCATATAGTTGACTGGAATGCGTTTGCAACTGCATACGCGCCAGGCAGCCCGACAACATTAGGAACACCCGCCACCGCAACCACATCATCATCTTCTTCGGCCTCAATAGATAGCGCAAAAATCGAAGAAATAAAAACGTTGTAACTTTGCAAGCATGAGAGAGTACACAAGGGAAGGGCTTTATATTGAATCAAAGAAGAGCATACGCGCAAAAATAACGGCTGTTCAAGCTATCATTAACGCGCTTATAACTGCCGCGTCAGATAGTGCTGGCACGGGTGGAATTGATGAATATCAATTAGATGACGGTCAGACAAAAATACGTCAGACCTATCGTAGTGTAGAAGACATTTGGAAGGCGATAAATGGCTTTGAAAAACAGAAACAGTATTACATCAATCAACTTGACGGGCGGCAAATGCGTAACGTTCCAGAGCAAAACTTTTACTAATGGCAAACAAACTTGTAACATTTGGAAAAAACTTGGGTGCGCTTGCATCGGCAGCTTGGAATGACGAAATAAAAAAACCTCAAGCCTACCGAGACACGGGCGGCACGTACAACACCATTTATACTTACCAATATGACGGGGAAAAAACACCTCAGTCAATGGGGACAATTCGCGATTATAGAATTGCGTATGAACGACTAAGAACAAGAAGCTGGCAAGCGTATTTAGAAAGCGACATTGCGCAAACTATTTTAGGCAAATACAGCATTTGGGTTGTTGGCACGGGGTTAAAATTAGAGTCAGAGCCAAACATTGAGCTACTCAAAAATGAGGGCATTGATAACGAATGGTCTGATTTAGCCAAAAATATTGAAAGCCGTTGGAAGGTATGGAGCGATAATGAGTTGAGTAGCAACAGCGAAATGTCAAGTTATAACACATTGATGCGTGAAGCCTTTTTAGCCGCTACGATTGGAGGGGATTGCCTCGTTGTGCATAGGGTAAAAAAAGGAATACTCACAACACAAGTGGTTGACGGTAGTCATATAAAAACCCCACCAGGAGAATACGGAAACGGTAAAATAAAACACGGTGTCGAGTGTGATGCATCGGGGAAACACATTGCTTATCACGTAGAGACTTCAACAAACAATTACGAGCGCATACCAGCATACGGAACAAAAGGCAAAAAGCGCATGGCCTTCATGGTCTACGGATTAAAATATAGGTTGGATAGTGTGAGAGGATTACCTCTTTTGAGCGTAGCCCTTCAAACTATTTCCTCAGTTGATAGGTACAAAGAAGCGATGGTTGCTGGCGCTGAATCAAGGGCAAAGATAGCCTACTCGATTAAACATGATGCAAATTCTACTGGCGAAAATCCATTTAAAGGCTCGCTATCTCAACTATTGAATGAAGAATCGGATGACCAGCCAAAGACGGTTGACTACGACAACCTTATGAAAAACGTCAGAACAACAGTCAATAATGAGACGGTTAATATGCCTATCGGTGCAACATTAGAAATGCACGATAGTAAAATTGAAACGCACTTTGATGAGTTTTTCATGTCGAACATTAACCTCATTGCCGCAAGTGTCGGCATCCCCCCAGAGGTGGCAATGTCAATGTATAATAGCAATTATTCAGCGAGTAGGGCTGCCATTAAAGATTGGGAACACACACTAACTGTTAGACGTGGCGTTTACTCCGAACAGTCGTACAAGAGGACTTACAGCCTTTTTTATGATTTGGAGGTGCTAAAAAATAAAATAAAGCCAACGGGATATTTAACCAATAACGACCCAATGGTAGAAGCTGCATTTAAGCAGTGCCGATTTATCGGGGCGAACGTGCCACATATTGACCCACTTAAAGAGGTCAGGGCAGAACGCGAAAAACTTGGAGATACGGGTAAAAGCATACCACTTACAACCGCTGAATCAGCAACGGAAAAACTAAGTGAAGGTGATGCAGCCGTGAACATGAGTAAATTCGCAAGGGAATTAGAGCGCAGCAAAGAACTTGGTATAGTGCCAATGGCAGATCCAAACCAACAAACAGAAACAGACGAGGATTCAGAGTAAATCCTTATACCTGTATTCAATTTTCCTCAATATAACCTTTGACGTAAAAGACATCGGTTTGCATAGGTTTTCCGAAATGACCTTAATCTTATAATGGCTATTTTCGGGAACGTCTACTTTAACCTTCGCTTGGTTACATTCTTTTTTTGGCATAATCTGTTGTAATTCGAGCGTCTAAATTCTTGTGCATTTCGTGTAATTCAAGTTTAAAAAGACACGCTAAAGACACCCCTAGCTCAGAGGTAATTTTGTCAAGGTTGCGTTTTCGTTGCAACGGTATTTTCGGGATGTGTAAGCACTTTGTGTTGTTATTCAAGTTGCCTAATTTTCGGTAAAGGTAA